TACAGCGAATTGATAAATATAATTTACGGGATGTTTACAATATCACAAAGTTTTTGCGGGCCGATGATTTTTGGCAAACTAATTTTTTAAGTATTTTAAAATTTAGAAATACAGATAAAAATGGAATTAAATATATAGATCGTTTTATGTTGCAACATAAGGCAAAAACAAAACCAATAGGATTCCAAAAAGTAAAGGGATTGAATGAATTTTATATATATACAAGCGCGGCGGATGGAAAACAAGAATTAGGCGCTAAAACAAAAGGCGGTGAACTATTTGAATTTCATTTAAAACAATTAATGCAAACCAATGAATTTAATGAACTAAAAACATATATAATAAATAATAAATAATATGCTGCAAATAAATGAAATATACACGTTAGACATTCACGAACAAAAGATTGTTGAATTAGTGGCCGAAATGCGCCAATCTAACAAAGAAAAAACTGGTTGGGATGGTGCGGGCCGTGTTGCTGAATTTGGTGGCGTTGACTTGAATGTTTTTGGTTTTGGCGCTGAATACATATTTTGTCGCGAAAAAAACACGTTTCCAGATTTTGAAATTAAAAATACTTCAAAACGTCAAAAAACAGATGATTACGATTGCAATTGGCTTTCAATGTCCGTTGATGTCAAGACATCACAAAAACAATTTCCGCTTATGGTTCCAAAATATAATAAATGTGATGTTGATTTGTTTGCTTTTTTTGTTTGTGAAAAATATCCAAATTATCAGTTCAAAGGATATGCAACAAACGAAATGTTATTTCAAGAATCTAATTTAAGACAGACCAGAGTAATGGCGTATTGTTTAGATCAAAACAAATTAGTTAATGAAGATGAACTTTTATTTTTAAATAATTTATGAAAATTTAAAAAATATTTTTACTTTAGCCAAAACAAAACAAAAACATAATGAAAACATTTAACGATTTTAATATTGATGTCGGCAATAAATCAACCGGCAAAATGAAAACACAATGCCCGGAATGCAGCGCAACACGAAAAAACAAACGCGATAAATGTTTATCAGTTGACATTGACCAAGGTTTATTTAATTGTCACAACTGCGGATTTAGCGGCACAACAAAATTCCAGAAAAAACCCGAATACATTAAACCCGAAAAAATAAAAGTCAACCTGACATCGCGAGTTGTTGAATGGTTTAATAAACGAGGGATAACAGAACCAACTCTGGTGCATTGGCAAATTGGCGAATCATTACAGTTTTTTCCGCAAGTAGGTAAAAAGCGCCGCGCAATAAATTTTAATTACTACCGAAACAATGAATTAGTAAATGTTAAATACAGAGATTCAGAAAAGAATTTTAAAATGGTTTCAGGCGCTGAACTTGTATTCTACGGCCTTGATAATGTCAAAGAAATGGAAACCGTTTATATTGTTGAAGGTGAAATGGATGCGTTATCATTGCACGAATCTGGATTGTATTCTGTTTGTAGCGTTCCAAATGGTGCATCTAAAGGCAATCAACGCCTTGAATACTTAGATAATTGTTTTGAATATTTTAAAGATAAAAAGCAAATCATAATTTGCACGGATAACGACAATCCGGGAATCGAACTCCGCAATGAATTAGCCCGAAGGTTCGGAGCATATCGTTGCAAATACGTTGAATTTGGCGATTTTAAGGATGCTAATGAGGTTTTAATGTCAAAAGGAGGGGAAACGTTGCGTAATATAATTAAAGGCGCTAAGAACTTTCCTTTGGAAGGCATACTAAACATTGATAACATTTGGGATAATGTTTTAAACTATAACGAAAACGGTGTCAAGAACTATTCAATTGGATTACCAAACTCTGATAACTATTTTAAAATGTCACCGGGTGAATGGACAGTTGTGACCGGAATACCAAATTCAGGTAAATCAGATGTTGTTGACCAAATCTGTTGTAATATGGCTACGCGTTACGATATGCGTTGCGCTATGTTTTCGCCTGAATCATTTCCCTATGAGGGCCACATTAAAAGAATTGCAAATAAATTAAATCAAAAAAATTGTGATAACGATGATTTAAATCAAACTAAAGATTTTATTCAGGATCATTTCTTTTGGGTTAAAATTGACTTAGAAAACTTAACGTTGGAGGGTATATTAAACGCCTTTAGAGATTTAGTATTTCAGAAAGGTATAAACGTTTGCGTGATTGATCCTTGGAATATGCTTGACCATTCGGCGCAACGTGATCATTCTTACATAGGCAAAGCGCTTTCACAAATAACGCAATTTTGTCAGCAAACAAACACACATTTATTTTTAGTGGCACACCCTAGAAAAATAGAATCAGACAATGGCAGCTATAAAAAACCAACTCTTTACGATATATCTGGGAGCGCTGATTTCTTTAACAAAGCATATAACGGAATGATAGTTTTTCGTTGCATAGGACAGAAAACCCAATATAATTCGGACATTGTGAAAATGTATGTTGAAAAGGTTAAACGAAAAGAAAACGGCCAATTAGGTGATTTTGATATTGCGCCTGATTTTACTGCCGGCGGAATTTATAAGGATATAACATTGGCATCTAAAAAGTTTGAAGTAATAACCGACAATTTACCTTTTTAATTATGACTAAGAAAATACAAGTAAATGAAGATCATCACAAGGCGCTGCAATGGTGTTTAAAAAACAATATCAAGGTTGGCGTTAAACCCACAAAGAGAGGTTTAAAAATAGAAATTAATGACAATGATAAAATTACCTTATCACCTTCATATTATACCAATATAGAGGCGCAAAATAAGTGTTGGGATTTATATTTGTATCTTTACCAAAAATATTGGGAGTTATGAGATTAAATTTTAATACAGTTATTTATCCAATTTACGGTGTATGTGTTGGTGTTAATTATTGGGATTCTGCAATGGATCACGTTGTTATGGAATCTGAAGTTGAAAATGAAGTTGAACATTGTCTGGAACTTCACTTTTTTATCTTTGCTATATCTTTTGTTTGGTACACTAAATAAACCAAATGCGCAAAGTAGTAAGCATTAAACAAGTAAAAGAAACGCCATCAAATCCGCGTTTAATTAAAGATGCTAAATTTAAAAAACTTGTAAAGTCAATCAAAGAAGATGGTTGGATGATGGACATTCGGCCTATTGTTGTTGATGAAACAATGACAGTATTGGGCGGTAATATGCGTTTAAAAGCGTGTAAAGCGGCCGGAATGTTTGAAGTACCTATTGATATTCAAAAAGGTTTAACAACTGAACAAAAGCGGCGATTCATAATAAAAGATAATTCTGGGTTTGGTGAATGGGATTGGGATATATTAGCAAATGAATGGGATGTTAAACAACTAACTGATTGGGGTGTTGATCTGCCGGTCTTTGATCTGCCGATTGATGATGAACCTAAAGAGGTGACAGATGAACCAAAAGAGGTTTGCGAATTATGCGGTAAATAGTTTTCGTAAAGTTTTCGTAACTTTTTTGTTTATTATTTGTTTATAACTAAAATAATGTTGTATATTTGTAGGGAACAATAAAACAAAACAAATTATGACAACTTTAGAAATTTACAAAGCTTTTCACGAATACAGACACGAAATGAGAGATTTAAAACCATCTGTTAAAATGGAAGTGTATAACGTATTTTTAGAATTTGACCTAAATCCTAGTGATGTTTCAGATTTACATTACCAATTAATATGTGAGGTTGTTGGAGATTACACAATACAAGGAGAGGATGTTAATAACAGAAAAGTTAGATTACATAAATCTTATAAATAAAAACAACGGACGCGTTGAGATAATTCAAACAAGATAACCTTGAAGAATTATCAATTTAACCCTTCAGAAATGAGGGGTTTTTTTATATCCGTTTATTTTATTTAACTTTGTATTATGGCAACAAAAACCAACATATTAAAAAGCAATTTATTAGAAGCGCTTGAACAATCACTTGGAGTGGTTACAACTGCGTGCAAAATAGTCGGTTGCAACCGTTCAACATTTTACGGACATTATAACCGAGATACTAAATTTCGTGATGCCGTTGATGAACTGCAAAATATGACATTGGACTTTGCGGAATCACAATTGCATAAGCAAATAAAAGATGGCAACACAACCGCAACAATATTCTATTTAAAAACAAAAGGTAAGAAACGAGGGTATATTGAAAGGCGTGAAGTAGAAATGACCGCCGAAGTATCAACGTCAAAATTATCACCTGAAGCAAAACAAAAAATAGACGATATTCTAAACAATGAGTATTAACCAAATAATTAAAGAAAAGTGCGAAAACTCTTTGTTATTCTTTACGCGCTACATCTTTAAAGAAAATACCGGCAATAAGTTCGAAGCCGCTAAATTTCACGAAACGCTTGCAAACACGTTGCAAAAGGTTAATGAGGGTAAAATAAAGCGCCTTATAATTAATGTGCCGCCACGTTATGGCAAAACAGAAATCGCCGTTAAAATGTTTATTGCGTGGTCATTAGCAAAGCGGCCCGAATCAAAGTTTATACATTTATCCTATTCAGATTCATTAGCGCTTGATAATAGTTCAATGACAAAAGAATATATTAACTCTGATGCATTCCAACGCATTTGGGGTTTGACACTTAAAAAAGATTCACAAAGTCAAAAAAAGTGGTACACAAAAGAAGGCGGCGGCGTATATGCTACGGCTTCAGGTGGTGCGATTACGGGGTTTGGTGCGGGTACTGGAGGCGCTATTATTATTGATGATCCACTAAAACCTGACGATGCGCTTTCTGATGTTAGGCGTTCGTTTATTAACAACAGATATAACACAACAATTCGTTCGCGTGTTAACGATCGAAGCGTTCCAATCATTGTAATAATGCAGCGCCTACACGAGGACGATTTGTCCGGTTATCTTATAGGTGGTGGCTCTGGTGAAGATTGGCATCATTTAAAACTCCCGGCATTAGATGATAATAACAACCCATTGTGGCCCGAAAAGCATTCATTTGATGAATTAGAGGCAATACGTCAAGCCGACAGATA